TATCCCATCGTAGCCGTTTCTGTAGTTGCGAAAAGAGCATGTCACGACGCTGTCTGCGTAGTCCCATGGAGAGTCAGATTCGTATCTCCATACATCGTGAGAGACATTAGTGCCAGAATCGGTTCGGAGATCACGAAGGGGAGCATTGAAATCCCTGATGTGTATTTCGCACCATACTGTATTGTTCAGGTCGACGCCCATGAAGTACCGGACCTGAATCCGCCCGCTCGCTCCAGAGTAATCCGGCAACGATGCCGGGTCCGAGTCGTCCAGCACGTAATACATAAGGTCCTGATAGGCGTGAGTATTCCCTTCCCTGTCCTCGATTGTCGGAATAGTACACTCGATCGCAGCAACAGGAGACTCGAAATAGTGACTGTAAACAGGATTAGCTGGGTCTCTGAAATCGTTATGCTGCAGATGCCACTTTCCATCGTTCATGGCAGCAATGACAGGGATTGTCTTCGTTGACAGAGTGACCACCTTTGACTGGCAGCGTCCAGTCCGGATGGCTGTAGAGTCAAGCAGCGATTTGTTGTATCTGGCAACACATTCATCAGCTAGTACGACCATTTGCTCCCAGTCGAACCCGGATCGGTCAATGCCCAAGGTTCGAGAGTACACGTACTGAGAGTTGGCGTACCTGTCAGGTACTCCCGAGACGCTCCATCCGGAATTTTCGAATACTGCGACAATATCCTCAACAGGCGGTGGTGGCTGCCCTTCGTATAGCCCGAATACATTGACCGGGAACCCTCCGTACAGAACGACCCCATCAATTTCGAGATACGAGCCAGCGAAGTTCTGGAAGATTCCACCTCCGCCAGGCCGGACGAGGATTGCCGGAATGAGCCGCCACGTCGACTTGTCAGGGGCCGACGTGTTCACGAAAGACAGATCGGACACTACATTGTCGTCATCGTCTCCAGAAACAGTAACCACATTCTGAATACAGAGGGCAATGCCCGTGAACGTAACTTCGTACTCTATCGGGTCAGAGCTAATCAGCTCTACTGATACGAACCCGCGGATACCGTTGCCCTTCTTGAAGATGATTCGGTATTCCGTATCGACTGGCGAGAAGGAAATCTCGTCCCTGAACCCAAACCCGTATTCGATTTTCCAGTCACCCGACACGGCAGATGAGATGCAATGTCCGAACCCGTCCAGCTCACCCGGGCCGTCCTGCTCGTCCTCATCCTCGGTATAATCGGGCCAGAACTCATGCGCTCCAGACGTAGCAAGTTCGTCCAGTCGCACGTCACCCGACGGGCCCGTTGCGTCTGGGCAGGGATTGAAGATGACACGGACCCTGCCTCTTCCGTTGCAGTCTCCACAACAGCCAGGCATTTAACACTCCACTGCAAGGATGCGATATTCATGTCCGTCATGCATGTAATGCACGATCGTGCCGGTTCGGATTGCCCGGTTAGACCTGTTGACCACGTAGACGCTGGTGGAGTCTTCCTGCATTCTCGACCACCCCGGCATGACAATCTGGCCGTCTATCACCCTGTTGCCGTCCACGATAGCGGCCCCGATCGCCTCGGCGGTCGTAATCTCCGTCGTGTTGTTCGACGAATTGTATTCCGCCTTCAGGACCTCGTACTTTCCGGTCAGACTGGATGAGTCGATCGCGGTAACTGTGTGTCCCGGTATCTCCGGAAAGGCAGTCAAGTCGAAGTTAGAGCCGAAGTGATTGATTACATTCCCAGAGATGATGATCTGGCCATTTGTGGCCGATCCGTCAACAAGGTCCGAGATGTCATACTTGAAGATATCTCGATCCGGGTACGTTTGGTTTTCGTCCAACTTGAACGGCTTGACCCTGCCAACGCCAGCCTCGTAGTACCGGACATTGCTTGTCACGTTTGTTTCGGGGTCAGTGAATGATTCCGTGTAGGAATACTGTCCGCCAATGTTGTCCAAGGCCATTCCGACCTGCATCGTATTTGATGGAGGGGACTTGGCTCCAAACATCAGATACTCATCGTCAACCCAGAATACCTCAACCAGATCGTCCTTACTGAACGAAGAAGAGCTGCGGTTGACTACCATTCTATAATCAACGGTCTCTGTCAGCTCGTACGAACTCCACAGCCACAACTTTCCCTTGACGAGTTCCTCGGATGTAGCTGGATCTATTATCGACGGTATTGTTTCGTAAACCTCTATTTCTGTTACAGATGAAGCAATTACGTCTGTGGCCACATTGACGCTGTATGTTCCGTCTCTTGTGGACCCATTGTTGTCTTCTGAGTCCCTCAGCCATAGCTCGTGTCTTTTTGGAAACTTACTTGCATGCAGGCCTGTTATTGTTATCACATTAAGTGAAACGTCGTAGTCGACTATCTCGAATCGCCTCTCGTCGTCCTGGTCATCAGGTCGGCCCTCATCGTAATCGAATACCTGTACCTCAATCACGCCCGTCTCATATCCGTATTTGGCGTCAGTCCCGGGTCCTACATCTCCCAGAAGCTTTCCTGTGACTACCTTCTCAGGACCCTCTGTTCGGGGCGGGATAAAGTTCGCAGTGCCCGTAGACCGCATCGACTGGCCAACAGGCAGCTGATTGAATCTGCGTAGCCCATCTGCAATTTTTCCCTGGTAGTCCGCACTAAGGACCTTGTAGATCGAATCGCCAGGGGTGATTCTGGGTAGTTGCTCTTTAGCCATTAGGGCACCTGCGTAAACAGGTCGAGGAGTTCGTATTTCCTAAAGACTGCGTGCTCTTCTTGATAATAAAATGAATCATTATTTGTCAGCCCATTGCCTAAATGCAAACGGAAGAATCCTGGTTTATGGTCTCCAATGGATCCTTGTTTCTGTCTGAAGAAATGATTCCACCCGCCGATAGTCAATGTGGATACAGGTAGGCCATTTTCCTCAAACGAGGGGCCGACACCATATCCAGGTGTGTAAAACACATTTCCGATTATCCAGAGTCCGACCCCATCTCTTACGTGGATGTTGGCGGTTGAATATCCAGTATCGACTCTTCGCTCACTGAATTTATACACAACCTGCCATGCCCGAGTCCCATCGGTGAGAATGTCCCTGTTTAATTCAGCTCCGAGAAACAACAGTGTCTCTGGCCAAATATTTACTCCTGTGTCGAAATCCATTGTTGTTTCATTAACTTTCCCCAGTGCTGATCTAATCGCTTCAAATGGGGGAGTTTTGACTCTGTGCCATGTAATTGAATGCTCAATCGTGGGCACGATAAAGTTTGCGTTCGACGCGGCGGCGTGGGCCTTGGCTTTTGCGCCACCGCTCCACTGCATGTCCGTGTTCTCCATCGTTACGACTTCGCCGCCAGCGCTCCAGCTATGACTCAGGAACGGAACGGGGTCGTTAGTGGAGCTGTCTGAGCTATCCGGGTACGTATTCTCTGCGGACGAATACGTGATCGTAAACACGTTATAGTCGTACACAGGAATCTGAACACCGGCAGTAAACCCGATATTCTTCCCTATCTGCTTTGGCTCTGCTCCCTGTGCTCGCATCCTATTGGACGAAGCCCGATAGGTCCCAAAGAAGGGGTCGACCTCAGGCAGGCCAATTGAACTGGATGTGCTTAGCGGGAAGATCTCACGAATCCGAGCAATAGTATCAGCCCATGCGATACGTTCTATGACTTCAAACGACCCGCCCGTTGGGTTGATCTCACCAGATATACCTGGCGACATTATGTTACGCACTACTGTCATGGACCGATCCTTCCACCAGTGCTGAAGTCAGCAACCAGAGCGCCGATGCCGTTGTTGATCTTGGTAAGTATCGCGTTGCCTTCAACTATGGCGTCAAATTGCTTGTCGCCCTTGAGTGATGTCTGTATCTGTGTGTGCAGGCTCCCAATGTCAGACACGCCAACGGGAGCGTTTTGAAGTGCCGCTTCCTTAACGCCAGCTATCATAGCCTCTCCTGCGATCAGCTTCCGCGCTTCGTCCATCTGCTCTGCGTTCCCAGTATCAACATTGGCTTCAATCTCAGCCTTCTTGACTTCAAGGTCTCGCCTTATCTTGGCCCTCTGGTCCTCAATGCTGAAATCACCATCTGCCTGGGCAAGGCGGTCGGCCAGGCTTGCGTCCTGTGACAGGTCACTGAATTTATCCTGCCTTATAGCCTTTGCCATGTCGTCGGCGAATTGAGATTGCGTTTCCGCTGTTCGGGCCTGCTTTTCGGCAGGTGTCAGTCGGCCCGCTGCGTCATCTTCAGCAATCTTCTTGAGTCGCGCAATACGCTCTTCTTTGACAGCCTGCTGTGCAGAGTCAAGCGTAGTATTGCCAGCTTCAAGGGCTCCGAATTGCCCACTGGACTTTAGCCTTGCCTCAGCTTCACTGAGCCGGGCTATGTCTCTCTGTGCTGCAATCCACTTCTGCATAGCCGCAGTGGCTGCCGCTACTTGTGCAGGCGTCTTTCCGAGAACGTGAGCCCACTTGTCGATTTGGTTTTTCGACAGCTCAGTCTGCGCGTCAAGGTCGTGCATCGACTTAACTAAGGGAGGAAGCCCAGTCAGACTTCCTTCCAGGGAGGATGCGTCTGCACTGGATATTCTCTGGCCTTCTATGTCTCTGCGGCTAATCTCTGCACGCGCAACGTGGCCCGGAAACCTGTTAGTGGCCTTAGTTGATGTCTCTAAAATCCTTGCATCAAACTCAGCCTTAGTCTCTCTCTTGTTTCTGCTGAAGCTGGAAGAACTCAGTTCTTCGTCCAGCTCGAATTCTCTACGCTCTTTTGCCCGCTTATTCATGGCTGCTTTGCGGACCGGGTCAGTCTCTGCGGCGTTAAGAGACAACTGGTCGGCGTATTTCGCCTCAATCGCGTCGACTCTTTGCGTCTCTTTTTGACCGAACGACCCGCCAGCCAGAAGGAATTTATCTATCCCAGCTCCAGTTTGATCGGCCAGTGATTGAAGATCGTCTCGTTTGTCTTTAAGCTTGCCATAGTCTTTATGCTTGGGTCCTAGAACCTTCATTTGGTCTTCGGTCGCTTTTATGTTTGCTCTTGTCTCTACAAGACTGGCTGATAGTCTTTCGGCATCTGCAAGGTTAGCTTCTCCTGATCCAAACCCCATTTGGCCAGATCTTCCTGAAGCGAAATCTTTTAGTCTTTCGGCAGCCTTGACGATGGCCTCTTTAAACAGGCGTGTTGCCGCAGCAGCCTCCCTGTCGGCCTGTCCGGCCTGCTCATTAATCTTAATCATGTCTTCTATTTGCGTTTTTTGTTTTTCTTCTAGTTCGAGCCTCCTGTGCATTTCATCGAGAAGCTTCTTTTTTCCTTCGTATGTAGCAGAATCAATATCGGCAAGGTCGTTCATTTTCTTTGATTGCTGCGGACCAGCATTAACAGATAGTCTGGCAGCCTCTTCCTTGGCAGCAGCCTGCCCATCCATTAGGGATATGCGAATTATCCTTTCTTCAAACGTGTCTGTGCCCGAGTTATCACTATCGTTAATACCCCCTGCCTCTGACGCATAGCCAAGCGTTAAAATATTGTTCAGCATATTGTCTAGGTTTTGATAGCCAGTACTCAGAACATTCAGGGAGTGGCTTAAGCCTATCTCGGCCATCTCATCGGCTACCTGGTCATAACCGACACTGGCATTTTGTCTTAGCTTTTTAGCTTCTTGGTCCTTTTCGGATGCTGTTTTTGAGAACCCCATTGCTGTAGACACACCAAGAGTGTCGTCCCCTTTGATTATATCTACTCTTCCTTTCTGTAATTGTTGTTGCAATGATAAAAGGCCCTCAAGCCTACTGGTCAACTTCTCAATCTTTTTAGATGTGTCTTCAGAGCTATTTCCCATAGCAGTTATGGCTTCTGCGATACCAATCATCAGAATGGTAATACCAGCACTGGCGATCGCACCGCCCATTGTTCCGAACGTGGCTGCAACCTGAGCTACGTTGTTAGCAGACGCACGGAGAGCACCACTCAGGCCAGTCTGTCCGATAACCTGGACAAAGTCCTGTACTGCGTACGAGCCTTGCTGCATCATGAATGTGTATCGACGCTGCCCCTGAGATGCTGCATGTGCTGCTGAGTTAAATCCTCCGGTTGCCGCATTAAGCTCTGCGGTCTGGCGAATATTGTCTCGCAGCTGCATTTCGAGGGCCCTGTATGCAGGCGTGGCCTGATTTCCTGCATTACGCAAATTGTTCATCTGCGTAACAAGACCTTTGGCTTCACTTTCTGCATGGTCTAGGTTTCTAAGGATTGGAAGCTGCGATTCCTTAAGAGCAATGTCCTCATTGACTCTTGCATCCACGTCAGCGTTGCCGCCTCGCAGTCTCCGTATCTCCTCTAACGCTGCAATTTCACGTTCCAGATTAGCGACTCTAACAGAGCCGCTTCCCTGTATGTCGTCGGCGTCCGACTGGAGACTGCTGACTATCGAGTCTCTTTCTCTTGCGCGAGATTCCTGCCTGTTGACGTGGTCAAGCTCTTGTTTTAGTTGCTCCTCGTCAACTGTTCCTGCAGGGTGACTTCTCGATTCGATCTCTGCGTTTCTAAGTATCGCCTCTCTCTGCGCGTCAAATGGCTGAGTGAGGGCCGTCTCCAGCTTTTGCTCAAGTTCAGAGTAAACCTGCTTTGCAAATATACCGAATTGGGCGATCTGCTCATTGGGATCAGCTATACCCGCAACCTGTCCAAAATCATCATTTATAATCCGTTCTATATTTTCTTCCGATAACGCTCTACCAGTTAGCCCTTCATTGCGTTTTCGGTTGCGACCCTCTGCGCGGTCATTACGTTCCAGGTCTTGTCTTAATTGCTCCTCATCAACCGTTCCGTGGGTATTTTGTTCGATCACTGCGTTTCTAAGTATCATCTCTCTCTGCGCGTCGTATGGTCGAGTCAGGGCGTTTTCCAGATGGATCTCCAACTTGTCGAACACGTCTTTCGCTACCATGCTAAACTGTTGCAGCCGCTCACTCGGCAGGAATCCCTCGGCGTCTACACGAGCAACGTCCTCGCTAATCATTCCTCCGATGTTTGCTCTGTCGTTCGTCCTCTGGTTAACGCCAGAGTTTCTTTTGTTTAGTCTTGATTGCGACTCGCCTACTCGGGCGATCCTTGTTTCGAACTGGCGATCATTAATATCTCCATCGGCCAGGTCGTAAAGCAGGCTTTGCTTTAGATCGTCATAGTACCTGCCTGTAATCTGCTTGCGCTGCTTTGAGATATTATCAGCAGTGTCGTCGGCCAGTTTTGATAATTCCGCGCTAATGTCTTCTGGGAGCGTGCCGTCCTGCTGTGCGTGGACCTGCTCTATGCCCATCATCGCAAAGTCGGCAGAATCAGCTCGAAGCGATTCTCGCTCGCCCTGCCTCCCCTGTCTTTCGTCAGACTGACCCTGGAATCTCTGCGAGAGGCGAATAGCGCCAGTATCGCCAGCAAGAGTTGACATCTGCTGTTCAGCAATGCGTGCAACTCGCGTAACGGCCTCACTGTCGCCTTCCGAGACGACTGTCTGCTCTCGCATCGCCTTTAGGAAGGTTTCGTATTCTGATCCCCTTGTGAGATCTCCAGATGCATTTCCAGCCTTGATTGTCGTGTCGAGAAATGCAACTGGATCTCGGTGGATGTCGCCGCTTCTGAACCGCCCTCTTTTTTCTTCGAAGCCCTCTCTTTGATCTAAGAGAGATTCACGCATCGGAAGCGTTCCGCCAGCGCCAGAGAACCTGACAGACTCTTTGGTTCCCTTAGGAAGTGCTGGGTCGTTAATATTTCCCACAAACTGCCGGTTGACAAAACCAGCAATCTCCTTCAGGTCCTTCTTTCTCCTTTCGTCAATCACATGCGCTTTATTAGCCTGAGACTCATACTGGCGAAACCCATCATCAAGTGCTCTTTTATCAAAGAGCGCATCCTTTAGTCCGCCAAACGAGGATGTCCTGAACTCTGTCTGGCCCTTCCTTAGTCGGTCCCGTAAGTCCGCAGCCAGTCTTTTATTTGCGTTAGTTCCTTTATTCAGGAAATCTGCGATTTTCTTTGCCTGGGCAGCGTCGATGATTCTAGGTGGCTTCAGTTCGCTCAACGCATGAGCAGCAGTTTTCACGCCCTTCAGCAGCTCAGGCAGACCCTCAGCCGAGAAGTCTACGTGAGCACTGGCAATTGATTGTCCTCTGGCCATTCTTAGTCTCCAGCGCCGGTCCCGGCGCTATCAGGATCTGCATCTTCAGAAGCTTCAGTCTCAAGGTCTTTCTTGAGTCCTTCAGTAATTGTAGCTAATGCCCTATCCATAAGGTCATCCCAGACCGATCCCTGAAGTCCAGACATCCAGAAGTCGCGAAGATCGGCCATGCCCTTGTTGTCGAGTTCGTCGTACATCTCCTCGACTTCTTCGTCCTTCATATCGGGGTTGGCTTTCCTGATTGAAAGGCCAAACGCAAATTGCAGCCCCTCTGGAGTACCAGTCCACCTGTTGATGTCCTCATCCTTGATAATCACCCCATTCATGTACGTGTCCAGGGCAACATTAGTCTGCGTAATCATCGCGGCAGGATCAGCAGGCAGGTTGCCCACGAACTCCTTGAAGGCAGCAGCGCGATGCTTTCTGATTTCCACAGAGGCCTGAACGCGAAACCTATGACCCAGTTTCCCGAACTTGACAGCCTTGCGGTTGATCTTGACTGAGAAATCTTTGCTCATCTGAGTTCCTTAGTTTGATTTGACTAATCCGGAAAGTGCGGGCCTGCCACTGGCAATGTTTTCCGCCAGTACCCGATATCGCTCAGTGTATTCTTTTCTGAGAATCCTGGTATGCTTCTTTGACTGCATCATCATCACACTCTTTTCGTTCGACACATCTTCAATTTGCTCATCGGACTTTCTGAGCATCAGAGAGATCTGCCCCAGTGTCATGTTCGCGACGTCTTCTGGTGATATATTGAACGGCTCCTTGATCAGTGCTCCAAACAGGGAAGACCGCTCTCGCATAAATCCCTCGTCTCCCGTACATCCAGTCTCGGACAGATTGAGTATCTCGTAGATGTAGCACACGTCCGCATCTCCTGTGGCTACATCAATGCTCCATTCGATCTTGCGGCACCAGTCGTCACCTTGGTCTTCGACTTCCTGACAGTAATCCTCCTCGGCCTCCAGGAAGGATCGCCCGGACGATTCCCTAGTGGACTGCCAGTACGACATTACGCGGCCCTCAGGGGACCTGTAATAGCGATTGATGTCCGAGCCCTTACATCCGATCCACTTGTGTCGAATGGCCGGGAGGATGCCTTCCAGGAACGCCACGCGAGCGTCGTACTCGGGGATGCGCATAGCAAAGCACCTGGCATGAAAGAGTGGGTCGCCACGCAGATACATGATCTGCATTTCCACTTCTGCCAGGTGCTTGAGGGTTCTTCCTCGCAACTGTACCGGCTTGCCTTGAACAACAATAAGCGGGCCGACACCACAAAGCGTTGATAGCCCGCTCATGAATTATGTCCTTAGGCCAGCTCCAGTCCAAGTGCCGTCCGTCATAAACGGCACGGACGCTCGCTGAACAGTACCTTCTCGGTTTCCAGAGAAGTTGAATTGCCCCAGCCGGGCAGATCCAGTCGCCAGTGTCAGGCCAGTTTGACCCAGGAGCGTCAGCGTGACAAGGTCACCTGTTTCAGCCAGGTCAGCGGCCAGAGCGTCAGCGTCGACAACCATATTCATGGTGCCACTGCCTCGCTCGGCTGTGCCGACGGTTTCGGATGCGCCATTACCACTGACAGCGAAGTACTCTTCGTTCGGCGAGCCGTACGTCAAGTCCCAATCAGTCAGCGCAACCATAGTGCAGCTGCCGATCGTCATATAGCCTTGCTTACCAGAAAGGGCCATGTTTCTCTCTCCTTGAGATTACTAAGCCGGAGTCGTCCGGGCTTTCTTCCACATTAGGGTAAAATCAACGTACCCAGCATAGACATTCTTGTCTGGCAGCTTGTACGCCTCGCGAGCTTCGAATCGAAGATCAACGACTGTACCGTCCGATATAGCCAAAGGGCTGGTTCCGGCACGGTCAGAGTCATTCATATTAGACTCAATAGTATCCAAGAAACCCTCAAGCGCAACTAGACCAGTATCCCAGACCCGGAAGCGGACCTGCGATACCCTCAGGCTGTATTCAACCGCGTCTTCGTAGACCGTGTCTGGGCCAAGCTCCAGTACGGCTCTTGGGAACGCCTTGCCCGCCTCTGACTCCGCCACAGGATCTACTTCAAGTCCGCCCCAATGCCCGCGATCAAGAGGGGCAATAGAAGTGTCGAGACTGGCGTCATTCCATCGGCTAATGATTCCTGCGGAGAGTGCCATCAGTTGATGTTCCCTCTATGCAGAAGCCTTCGGACAATCCATTCGTGCTCCTCCTCTACTGCCTCGTCAATGCCCTTACGAGCCTCGATAACTACAGCATGAGGCACGAGCTGATAATGAAGGTCGTCGAATGAACGGCCCAGAAAGATCCCGAATGGTTCGGTAACCTCTCCGCCGTCTCTTGAGTTCATTCTGCGGATAACCTTAAGACCAGGAAAGCTCCTTGCTGAGTTGCCATCGCTGGACCACTTCTTTGCCTCCCAGCTGATCGGTATCGCAAGGTTCTTCTTTCGCTTAGGACTGATCACTCGCTTGTTCGAAACCATTCTCTCTCTGGCTGCGAACGGGCCAGTGGTTGATATGCGAATCGCAAACGGATTCACTCGACGCACATTCACAGACTCCCGCAAATGGCCCTGGACTCTTGTGGGATGCTCGCCCGCATTTCCATGGTCAGGCTTAGCGAGCTTGCTCCACTTCTTACGTATGCGGAACTGGAGACCCTTACGAATCTCCTCGATCCTGCTCTTAAGTACGTTCTCCAGCTTAAGCGCAAACTGCCCCTGGTCATTCTTGATAGTGACAGTTTGCCGACCTCTAGCCATCGATTCTTCCCGATCGAATCTGGAGATCCATTCCTGACATGCTGTCAATCATAGACTCTCTGATTGAGGCGTACTCTTCTGTTCCGTCACTGACGTACTGGTCGTTCCTGCCGCAATGAACCAGAAGTTCATAAATGTCGTCGCCAGACACGAATGTGCTGCTCAGGTAAATGTCGGTGGAGTTTTCTTCCAGGGCTTCGACAAGCCCGATCCGGACAATGTCGTCACGCACCTTGTCTCTGTTATTCTCCGCGCTGTTGGCGAGTTCGAGTTCTTCGATAAATTCTTCTGTGCTGTTGAATTGAATATTCATCGTTTGATCCATACTGCTGGCATTCCCAGCCCGGCCCGGTGCTCTACACTGAGCTTTTTTGGGTTGTAGGCTGCGAGATATGTTTCGACGTTCTGAAAATCCTCAACGCTCTTGATTCGAATAGTGGCTCCTTTTGGGGCGGTGTGAAGTTCACGCAACATTCGCTCAGGAATCACAGGGAGTGATCCCAGGTCTTCGATCTGGTCAGGAATCTCCGAAGCAGACTGCGGGAGTTCTTCTTCCATAACTCGTGGGAACTCATCCCCGGTGATTTCTGGAGCGCCGGCCTCGGCGCTTAGTTCCAGTTCTGTTTCTCCTGGACTACCGTTACCCAGATTCTGTTTCTTCCGGCCATGTCGTACGACGGCTTTTTTACTCGGCATATTCTTGCTATCCCTGTATTGTCGGTCCAGGTTACTCGGTCCTCTGTCTCAAGCTGAGGGTCAGACGCGGAGTACATGCACCATGCTATGTCGGTTTCCCTGATTCCGTATTCGATTCGCTCTTCGGAAGTTGCAGTCTGCATATCAGACCGCACGGACGTGGGTAGCGCTCCTCTGTTTCCGGTGCTCCAAGAAATGACAGAACCGCCATTGGCGTCTCTAGTTGAAGACTGCCTCTCTAAGGTGATTGTGAACCGGTCGCAGATCGAAGAGATACTCATATCATCTCCCCGTAATAGACGATCGGATCAAGGCTGTTTTCTGTCTTCTGTAGAAGCCCGCTTCCGGAGTTCCAAAGAGCCATAGATGAAGATGACCCATCGTATCGAACGGTGTAGTCCTTCAGCCTCTCCATAGTGACTACGCCTGTTCCTGCCGTTACGCCCTGTCTCTGCTTGGCGAAATTAAACCGAGTCGCAGCTTCGAAAAACACAGCCTCTCTGACAAAATGAAACTCATTATCAAGCTGCGTTGACGTAAATCCGGCTGTGTAGACGACCTTTACGGTTCGAGGTTCCATTGGCCAGTTTTTCTGATACCGCCTCAGTATTCCAGCCTTCGCCAGTGTAGCAGTTTCCGTGTCAAGCCAGTAATCTGTATCTATGGTCAGTAGTGTGTCGGAGTCGAAATCGCCAGCGTTAGACCCGCCTCTGGCGTTGTAGTCCTCATGCACTGTCGTAATTGAAGATACAAATGGCTGCGGAAGTTGAAGCTCGTTGCTGTCCTGTCTCCATCGTGGCAGGAAGTGCGTAAACGTAGCCTCGGTTATGCTCCATCTGACATATTGCCGTACCTGAGCTTCAACCCGTAGACGGATAGCTGCCGACAACGCCTGGTCAGCAGCTGTGAGGCTGCCTCCCAGCTCAAGCTCCAGATCTGCCTGGGTTATAATGTCAGTCAGGGCCATGGTGATACCCAAAGAAAAGGGGCGGGGACCGCAATACGATCCTCGCCCTTATAGGCATGCCGAGTGCGGCAGGCTAGTTCAATTCAGGCTGCCGTCTTACCAGGACGTCTTCCGGCTCATCAGCGTAACGCCAATCAGGAAGCTCGGGGTAGTACCAGCAATGGTACACACGGCTCGCACATATCGCTCCTTGCGATTGTGGAACTGGCCCGTAAAGATGGTGTTGTCGTCGGTGCCTGTGATCTGCGTCAGCGTGGCACTGGTAATGTCCGACCATGCGTCGGCAGCTTCAGGGTCAGCCGAGTTTTCGTTTCGGCTTTCCTGCAACTTGACGTCCAGCGTGGGGCTGGTGCCGGTCGCAGCACCAAGATTCACGATCACAAAGACATCAGGACCACAGTCGACGCAATCATGCGATCCGCTGTTGAACGTAGATGTCTTAGCTGCCGGATCAACAACCTGAGTGGTGTTGAAATAATTGACCATGTCAATTGAACTCATCTCAGTTCTCCTCGATTACTTCCGTGTTCCGGAAGAGGGTTTCTGGCTTTCCGCGACAATCCCTCGGACGATCGATTCGATCATGTGAACTGAAACCATTCCGTTCGTGATCGCATTCTGGTGCCGCTTGGGAACTCTGTCCGTCTTCCGTACGTCAAGAACGAGAAACTGATAGTCAACTTGACCGAGCTGCTCTCTCGCCTTGTATTTCTTCAGCCACTCGTTGTGAGTAGAGAGCAATCCATTGACCATCTGGCCAGTGAAGGACTCGTCTGGACTCACCACTGCCGGGTTGTGGACGTGATCGAACTCTCCAGGGCCGGTCGGAACCTTTTTCCGCTTCTGTCCCTGATACATCCTGTTCTCTGGAGACCAGGATGAGTGAGCGCCCAGCTGAAGCGTGACTTCGTAGAACTCATTCTCTTCTGAGGCGGGCAGGAATTCGTGTGGTTGAACCTTATCCGCCGGAAGAGCCGCAATTGTTTTCTCTGCAACAGCCATTCGAAACTCCGTTTTCGTGAGGGGAGTAAAGGGCAGGTCAGGTCCGACCTGCCCTCAATCCTTATGATTAGCCATTCACCAGCTGGTCGATAAGACCAAAGCTGTTCTCGTGGCGAGGAACCGCATCAATGTAGTGCGTGCCACGCATCGTGAAGATGCCAGAAGCGAAGTTGCTTCCGTGGCTGTCGGTAACCTTAACTTCGACCATCGGAGATCGTCCGATGAACAGTTCAGACGGGACGCCGCCCAGAACGAATGTCAGGTCCGTGCCCGAAGACTTGGCTCGGATGTTGTTAACCTGGGTTCCGGTGAACACTGGGTGACCACCGATCGATTCGCGAACACCGCCGTCGCCGTAAGCGAGTGCGGCAGCTCGGAACTTGGGCTGGCCCTGCGAGTCTTCGCGGTACTTCAGTGCGGTCCAGATCAGGTTCCGCATCGCAAGGAAGGTTCCGCTTCCCACAGGTGCGTTGTTGTCTGCGATCTTTGCCAGAAGCAGCTCGGGGTCTTTCGGCTCCAGTGTGTCGCCATTAGCACCAGTCGTGCTGGCGGTGTGAGTCTGGATTCCGGAGTACCGAATCAGGCCCTGGATGAAAGCACCGCCCGGGCCGTCAACAATATCCTTGTCGACCTTCAGGGTAATATCCTTCGTCAGCTCGTCTCGGACGAAGGCGTCAGCCGAAATTGTCGTTGCGAACCGCATAAACTCTTCAGTCATCTCGACCAGGCCGTCGTACTTCTTGGCCTGCAGCAAGACGTCTGCGGTTGCCGGAGTACTCTCGGTAGACGCTTCCGATTCTGCGTGAGCAATAATCGTCAGTGCTCCGGTCACCTTCGGGTAGTGAATCTGACCCTGCTGCGGCATCGGCACTTCTCGAACGCCCGGAATCCGGCCCCACAGGGAGCTGGCTCGCAGGAATTCAATCAGCTCGCCCTGCTGCGGGAAGTCCACAAACGTGCCACCAGTAGAGGCGGTGCGATACGTCAGGTCTTTTCGCAGCTGCTTGGAGACCCACGCGGCTTCATCCGGATCATAACCCTGAAGGTTCTGATTCATCTGTCGCCACTCTTTGGTCAGCTCGGAGCCGTCCGACTCCATATAGGCAGAGCCCAGCGGGACCATGAACGCACCGCCGACAGTCTGTCCGTTTGCTTTCGCTTCTTTGGACAGCTTCTGGCAGAAGTCCATTTCCAGCTTGCAGTCTTCCGAGTACTCCTGCTTTGTGGCATGAAGCACCAGTCCCTTGGCAAGCCGTGAAAAACTAAAGTGACGGCTGGTGTTGACGGACTCGCCAACAGCCATGCCTGGAGCACCGGCCATCCACGGCACCATAGCCTTCGATTTTTCATCGACAGACTTGGCGAGTGATTCAACATTCGCGGTGATCTTTTCGAAGCCCTCGTTCAGGTCTTCGATGCTCTTGGCGATGAACTCAGCGGGATCCTGAGCAGTCTCTTCGGTCGCAGCGGTATTCGTGTCAGCCATGACAGATTCTCTCCAGATTAAGTGTCCTGGCCGCAAGCGCGAGCCATAGAGCATTTGATTTCGTCCAGCCGTTTAGTCAGGCTGGACATCGAAAAAATAGCCAGGGCGAGTGTGTCAGTGACGCGAGTCGCTGAGTTCGCTTTCTGGAGTTTACTTTTGCGCATCAATTGGACCGCTCTTGTGAGCGGGTCAACGGTTGCTGTTTCTTCAATCTCGTCTTCTTTAGCAACCTCAGTATTAACAGTCTCGTCATTCCCATCCGTGGGTTCAATTGCGGATTCATCCCGCTTGACGAGAGCTTTGATTGAGTCGATCTCTTTCGCCAGGTCTTCTTTTTCCACCTTCATGGCGGATGCGACTGTCTGGACAGCTGATTCAAGGTCAGACATTCTCTCGCTGAGCTTGTCCATAGTCGTATTGAGACGAACTGCAACTTCAGGCTCTGAATCCTCATCCCATTCGGAATGATAGATTTCAATACCGACCCGCTCCTTGATCAGCTCGACAATCGGACCAGCCGCTTCAACGGTCAGGCTTTCAATGCTTTTGAGCAATTCGATTGCCTGGGAGATCTGGTCGACAGATGTGTCTTCTTTGGTCAACACAACAAAATCAGAACCGGGCACAGCACCCTTTTTGACCATGCTGATTTCGCCGATCGAAACGTCCTTGAGTCTTCGGCGTTTTGTTGATTCCGACATTCAGTTCACCTGTAGATTAGGATCCGATAGACAAGTATCGCATACACCCTCACCTGTTCGTCAATACCTACTTTATCGAACAGCTCGGGTTACGCCTTCGTATGCGATAACGGTGCCCGAATCTAACGTGACGGTGGTGTAGCTTCCGTAAACTTTGGACCCGGCAGGAAACGAAATTCCAGCCAGCGTCCCCGTGAAGTTCCCAGCTGTTGCCGCGTTAAACACGGTAGCTGTAATCACATCGATGCAGAAGAACTCATCATTGTCACCACTGGGCGTGTGGGCGATCGTGTCTGCAATGATCGTGCTTCCGTACTGGCCTTGGGCGAAAGATCGCGACATGATTACATACCTATTCCCATTCGGATGCGGTTGGCTGGATACGAATTGCTGCCATAGATGACATAGATGCCTGAAGCAGCAGCAGCACCTCCGGCTGTCCAGTCCCACGCATTTCCGAAGTATGAGTGCGTACTAAAGGCGTTCCACTCGAAAATCATATCATGTCTCCGTGTGGATAGAGATGAGCTTGTCGTCAGAGTTTGCCGCAGTAAACCTCAAGACGATATTGTCTCCATTCAGATCAGCAGCATCCAGATCGATCTTGTAAACACCATTACTGATCTCAGTGACGCTGTTTGCACATGCCCCAAACGCCGCTCCATCGATCGACCTTTGAGCCGTTACGGTCTCGCTGGCCTGAGGTGTCCTGCCATCAGAGTCGCTGTGCATAACGAACGTGAAGTTGGGTACGGCTGTGGTTTTCTTCAATCCAGCCGGGTCGCTCAGGGCTCTGCCGGCAGCAGTCCACACATCATCAGCAGAGTGAGTAGACGCTGAATCTGTACCTCGCATAGCCGCACCTGCAAGTCCTGCAGTCGCTGTATTGATAGTATCGATATCTGCGGGAATGTTTGCGGCGTCAAGTTCCGCTAATCGAGCCTCAGTCGCCACGCTTGCCAGAGCAGCGTTGTCAGTACCCCTCATGGCAGTTGTTGGGATCGCTGCAATTGCTGCCGTATGGTCAGCAGTTTGTACAGTATGGCCGACCAGAGACCCGACGGACCCTGTAACATTTCCGTCGACATTACCTGCAACACTGCCAACAGCCCCTGTCACACTTGCTGTTGAACCGCCGACATTACCTGCAACCGAACCGACGGCCCCGGTAACTGACCCAACTGCTCCAGAAACCGAAGTAATGCCATCTTCCTGGAGTGCTTCCAGTGAATCGGTTACCGGATTGAAGTCACCTGACCCTGCACCAGTAGCTTTAACTTCTGTCAGGGCAGTTGCATCACCAGCCTGTTTCCCGAAGATCATTCCGAGCCACTCGGCCAGAAGTGTAATACCTGCGAATTTAGCGAATGTGTCTCCGGTCTGGACTGTATGGCCTGTTAACGATCCAACTGATCCCGTTACGTTTCCGTCTACGTTACCAGCTACGCTACCAACAGCTCCAGTAACACTTGCCGTCGATCCATCTACATTGCCAGCAACCGACCCAACAGAACCAGTGACAGAACCCACCGCTCCAGTAACCGAGCCCACAGACCCAGTTACGTTGCCTGTAAATGTGGTAGTCAATGATGTTGTGACTACTGTTGCTGCATTAGTTCCCGCAATAAATACTCCACCCGCAGCTCCAGCAGTTGCTGATGGTAGGAAGTCTGTTTTAGTTTTAATCAGATCAAGGAGTGTATCGAGTCGACCAGCATCAATCCAATCTGTCAACACTCCCATTCTTGCAACTGTGATCTCGTTCGTGTTCGCCAGCTTGGCGTCAATATCCAAAGCACCCGCGTCGCTGATCGGAACCCCGCCCGCTGCGTCTGCTGCTGCTGCAGGCAACGCCGTCCCCGTCAGTCCACGTGTCACTGAGTAGGCTGATTCGATCAGTGCGTCATTCAGCCCTGCCGCACGAAAACAGATGTCAGGACTCCGCCACGCGAGAACTCCGGTACAGATGCCAGTGAAGTAGCCCACGCCTTCCGTGTCATTGTTGATCGACCCACCAGCCGATGCCGGAATTTCAATCTTGTACATACCGTCGCCAATATGCGTCCAATCGTAGACCCCGGCAGTTGTCGGGGTGACAGCCGTTTGGGTGATCGTCCCGTTTGGCGTGATGAAATTCCACACAAGGTCCATGCCAGCCTGGTTGTATGCAATGGCGACCTCACGAGTGATGAAATCAGTATCATCCAAGAGGGGCATGATATTTACAGGCACTGTCACTGCTGCATCGACGTCAATATAAATCACGACAGGGCTCCTGCTTGAACTGCATTGTAGTATGGAATGGGGCTTCCTGTGGCACCTGCGCTGTGAATGACCGTCAGGAGCGGGTCGTTATCCGTACCGGCATCGTCTGCGGTTTTGATTCGAACCTTTAACTGTGTTCCGGTAATCCATGTAGGCTCAACATTAGCTGCATCCGGTTCGAATCGTATTCCGAAATTTGTCACACCTGTATTATCAATATGGGTTAATCCTGCCGCGTTTAGCGTGAAAGTTTGTTCGGTTCCCGCAGTCCAATTGGCATTCGTCATGTCGGTAGCGAGTTTTGTGGAACCCAGGCTATCAATATCACCACTGACAATAGCCGTGTTTGATGCGGGTGACGAGGACACCAGAGATAAGTCGTGCTCACCTAGAGTATCGGAAATCTGATCCCATGGCCTTATTCTCAGTGTGGAACTATCCACGAGGTGAGTATCGTCAATTGGCGATGTATCAAACCCTAACAGCATCCTGTCTATGTCATCGTATTTATTCGTAATGCTGTCAGCTCTGAGCCACATAGTCGCTAAAGAACTGTTATCGTCACCACCATTGCTGGTTGCCTGAGATTGAACCTCAGCCCACGTCATTCCAGACCCTTGGAAATAACTCACGAACCCATCAACACTCGTCACCTCAACACTAGGGTCCGGATAAAACGTGCTCGTGTCATCCGAGTACAATGCTGAGCCCGCAGCCAGTGCAGCAACTACCAACGATCTCGGAATCACCTTCGTGGCTCGAATCACGTCACGGCTGACGAGGGCAAAGTCGACACGAATATCAGTCGTGACCGGTTCACCATCCGCGTTGTAGTACCAGGCTTTCGGCGTTCTGATTCCACTGCCACGTTCAGTCGATTCGCCGGCCCGACTTCTACCAGCCCGCATCACCATGCCCTGGCCCTGAATAAACGCTCGATCGTTTGGATTGCCTCGCCATGCCTGCGAGTTGCCCTTGTACAGTTGGGCGCCGCCGCCCGCCGCAATCAGCCATGAGAATTCCAGGTCACCGGTCCCCGCTGGCATTGAGTTAATCACGACTTCGCGAGATACCCGAGGGCCTCGGTTTTGTGTAACTCGATACCGCAGATCAATGCCGTCTGCCCAGGTGTTGGGGTAGACCACGCTCGACAGGTCAGGGCTCAGTATGCCCGCCACGTTGCGGATGTTTTCCGGAGTGGCTTCGATGACCAGCGGTGCGTCGTTGATTAGTGATTTGCTAAAGACGTTGTATCGCTGCTCAACTGATAGCGTGACCGGCTGATTGGAATTCGCAGGCGCCTGGTAGACGCCCGGGATGTTGGCCGCTCGGAACCCGCCCGAATCTTCGACGAACGCAGCCGACATCGTTTTCCAGCCGTCGGCGTCCAGCCAGTTGATCCACTTACCTCGCACGTCGGACCGAAACCGGCCCGGTGCGATCTGCTCACGATTAGTATTCCATGTCAGTGTCTGCATTTAATGTCCACTTATCTCTATTCTGAAGGGACTTCTTCGATTTCAGTGTGGGCAGCCTTTCCGCCAATCGAGAATCCACAGAAAGTCCCCTCGCGCACAGACTTTTGCAGCTCTTCGGACTCGGCAGGAATCCTGTACTCAGTAATCATGGAGCCTTTTGTGAATTCAAACCCATCGATTTCGAAGTCACATGGGGCCAGAAAGCACTGCGTCAGCTGCACATCCTGCTTCGAGAGCATCGTTCGGTGGCCAATCCCGGAAACCTGACTGCGAATCATGTAGTCGCGGCAGGATTTGCGAATCTCGTCCGAACTGATAATGTCTCCCTGATGGTCAGTCACCTCGGGGACAAGGGGCGATCCGTAGACATACAGGCTCCCGTCTTCTCCGTCATATGACTTAAAGACGTCGCCAGACATATTCACATTTTCAGACATAGGAAATCCTAATGAGTGAGAGACTTGATTCTGTGTCCATTAAGTTCCGCGCATCGAATGAGCTGTCTGTGCTGCTTCAGGATGCGGCTGGCGTTAGGCGGCTGGATAAGTCGGAAATGATACGGCAAGTTTTGGCGTCATGGCTAGGGCGACCTGATACCGCACAGTTAACCAACTCACTGAATATCACATCCAGAAAAGCCATGGGCAGGGTGGACATTGGCCTGGAGAAGCTCCGGCAAGGAATGCGATCTGGATGGAAAGACCTAATCTCAGGAATAGTCGATCTCCTGAACTGTGGGTATGTAAGGATGGCAGATAGATACTGGAGATTTGCAAACAACCTCAACTTGAACAGCGGGCATCTAGAAGGCAACGTACCGCTCGAAGACATGAAGATGATGATCAAGGAGAGGGCAATATACCTGGAAGAGAGCCTGTTTCCTCAGTGGGTGTCCGGAGAACCCAGAACTGTCGGGCTGTTCGTGATTAACAGGAAGCTCAAAAAGGGAACCCGAGAAGAGCTATTGAGAGTTAAGTCTCCTAATGATCTCCCCCTATTGGATGATGCGATACTGTCACATCACAGAGTTCCAGTTACTCCGAGCGTCAATTCGAGTTATTCAGAGCCATCCGCCCCACCTGAGCCTGCTTCGGAGGAGTCGACCCATTCTGGTCTGATTTCTCAGGGGTTTTGCTTGGCTCCTCTCCCGGAACAACAGGGTTGCCAGTTGCTGGATCAATGATCTGAAAACCAGACACCATGACGGGTCGGTCGCCCATCTCGCCGCCGAAAGGCTTGAGCTGCATGAGTAGCTCACGAACCTCATCAGGAGTAATAGCGCCGCATTTCAGGCATGTCAGAATATTGTCCCGCAAGCTCTGCTGTGAGTCGACGTTACAGGGACCGAGTTTAATGAACAGGTTGCCCGGGAAGTCAGACGCTAGTTTCTGTGTCAGATGCTGAGACAGGTGCTCCAAAATCGGATCGACCGTGTTTTTTGCGAATACAATAAGTGCAGCCTCGGATGTACTCTTGTTTGATCCATCCGTCAGACCCACAACTTCTTTGGGAACCCCGTGCGTGGCCAAGGTGATCGACAGGGTTCTGTCCAGGCTCGAAGAGTAGTCAAGCTCCTTGACGCTTCCGGAATTGTACTGCCCGGAAAGCTTCAGGCCTGAGTGAGAAATCATCGGAGCACCGGTCTGATCGGCCATGCTGTGCTGAGCAAACAGGTTAGCCCAAAGCTGGTGAACCTGGTGCGGCTGGAGTCGCTTGTCGCACTCAAAGACCATACCGGGAGCCGCGAAGTTCTTGAACTGGTAGTACAGACGCCGGTGCATCTCATCTTCCAGGTCAATCGTCGTGGCAGCAGCCTTGATTGACGGTGTTCCGTAATACCGGCCACTGTCTGACCAGTCCAAGCTCGGATTCTTGACGTGAATCATCCAGTCTGGAGGAACGACCCAGTCGTCTCCCAGTGAACCAGAGTTGATCTGATATCCGCCAACCATCTCTGTCTCGCCAGACAGGACCTTGACCCACTGTGTCGGCATTGGCCAGATTTGCTGGGGGACACCGAACCCGTTCTTTGCCTTGTACAGGAACGAATCGCCAGTCAAGAGCCTCCATCCGACCATGTAAAACCACAAGTCCCACTCAGTGTCGACCGGGTTTACATCTCGGAGAAGCTGAACAAGCGGGTGAGTCGGAGAAACCTCTTCCGTCTTCCAAGTGCCCTTCTGCTTGAATTTGCGGAAAACTTTGGCTTTCTGCATTGCAGCCATGCGAGCAATCGCCCCGATGGCGATATAAGTTGAGCCCTTGTACTGCTGGGCGTACTTATTTCGGTCCTCGACCCACCTTGCTGGATTTCCCGCAGGACCCAGTCTGTTCGCCATTACAGGAAACTGCTGCTCTGCCGGAAGAGGCCGAATGTCCCGCCCGGGAGTCTTGCCTTGAGAGAACTCCACGTTGCGGAACGAACTACCAGCGTTCTGCAGTATCGATTCCAGATTGGTCAGGGGCATTCTTCACTCCGTTTTCCAGAACACCTTGTGTTGCGTTTACGGCCAGCGTTTCGCTTTTTCGAACCGCGATGTAACCGGCGATTATGTGGGCCTGAAGCTCCACGTTCTGTTCAGACAACTGAAAGGCGTTCAGGTTTTGCTCGGACTCTATCCTCAGGTCGCTCTCGATCTGCTCAAGTTCTCCAACCCGCCCCTTAAGCTCTCCGACTTTGTCTTCAAGCTCTTCGATTACCCCTCGCATCTCCGAGATCTTGGCTTGGAGCTTTGCCTCGACCTGGTTCTTTTCCGCCTGTGTAGCCCTCTTGTCCTTGCGGATCTGGGCAATCTCGGATCGTAAGCCTGCAATCTTATCGTCGCGGGAAGGGAAAAATCGCATCTGTGTTTGCTCCGTATATTCTGGCCTTGAGTGCCAAAACATGACATAAGAGCAGAAAGAATAAAAGAGCAGCCCATCCACGGAGCCTGAGAATGGACTACTCACTCAGAGAAAACGTAAGTAATGGTAGTCGCATGTCCATTTTGATTTCTATCCCGGGATTTCTTGACGCGATGAAATTTGCTGATAGACTGCCCTGAAATCCAGCTACCTCAAATTAAGAAAGAAGGCCGTGAGCAAATCAACGTCTCAGATTCTCGAAGATGCCGCCCGATCAAGAATGAAGGAACTCTACCCGGAGTTACTGGAGGACTGGCATCCTGCTGACATTCAGCTCGAAAACGTGCAGATCGTCGGCGATCCCAAGGGGAATGACTGTGCGATCACCATATTTACAGACAATGCTCAGGGGTCTGATTTCGTCCCCCTGTTCATACTGACAGAGATAAACGAAGACGGGGAATGTGTATTTCCCGGATATTTACAGACAAGAAACCAGAACTTCACCAGAATTTTGGATATCGCCCTAAATGAAAGACCTCAGCCAGATTCCGGACGGGACAATAACGACAGTTCCGATTTCCCTGCTTAGGAACAACCCTCTCAATTATGAGATTTACGGAGAAGAGAGCGTTGATCCGGACATGCTCAAGTCGGTTCAGGATCACGGAATCGACACGCCGATAGAGGTACTTCCGGACGGAATGATCGTTAAGGGGCATCGTCGCAAGCTTCACGCAGAGCACGCAGGCCTGAGTGAAGTTCCTGTTGTTGTCAGGCGGAGTCTTAATAACGCTGAAGAAGTCGGATTCGCCCTGATTGAGGATAATCGCCACCAGAGGAATCGGTCAAATGTCCAGAAGGTACGAGAGATCATGTACCTGACGGAGCTGCTTCAGACGCAGAACAGGATTCGCCGGGCTTCCGGGCTTCCGATTTACGAGCCGGACGCACACACCGACGAAGAGCTGATGGAGCTGTCTGGGATGACCAGGCAGAGCTACGAGAAAGTGGTTGAGCTTACCCGGAGCTACGTGGCCCGGACTGGATCAGCTGCCTCTCCGCAGGACGTGGCGTGTGACCATATTGGAGTGAGCAAGAAGACGTTCCAGATGGGGCAGCGGGCGATCAAGACAGCAGAGGCGTGGCGAAGTGCCGGGAATGAAAAGAAGGCCGGGCTGATTGAGGACGCTCTCCAAAAGGGAGTATCTACCGGATACGGAGTCGCGCAGAAGATCGGCCAGCCTGGGAAGAAGGCCGACCAAAAGAAGATCATCAAGAATGTGGCGAGCCTCGAAGGGACGATTCTAACTCTTGGCTCACAGGTTAAATCGCTACACGTAGCCAGATTATCAATCCCTGAGGCACTGCATTCTCAGCTGGATATCGCAATCAATCACCTGAACAGTATTAGGGCAGAACTTGAAAAAGTCACGCTTGCAGCAGCCCCTTAAATGGCATCGGATACCAGGGTTTTCGAAATATATCGTTTCGTGTGACGGGAAAGTCTGGAGGATTCGTGGAGAAAGAAAACGAGAGCTAAAGCCTGACGTAAGAAAGACAGACGGCAGAAAGAGGTACACGCTAAGGAGCGACAGCGGGAACTATGTTCGCAGGTACGGAAGCTATTTTTCTTTGCTAGCAACAAAAGGCCCAAGAGAACCAGGAATGGAAGCCTGTCACGACGATGGCGATTGCACGAATGACTCTCCATGTAACTTAAGGTGGGACACTCCAGAATCAAACAAAGAGGACATGAAGAGGCACGGCACTGACTGTGTTGGGACACGATCCTCAACAGTCAAGTTAACCGATAAAAAAGTTGTTGAAATTCGCGACGCGAGATTACGTGGAGAGACGCTTAGTCGAATCGCATCTGAATTTGGCGTTACCGAAGCAAACATAAGCTATATTTGTAACCGTAAAACATGGAAGCACATATGATCATTAAAAAGAAAGGAAAATCCACTTCACGGGCATGTCACCCGCTGAAGTGGCATTAGCGGCGGTAAATACTACCTCGCAAATCAGATCATTAGCATGTTCCCTCCTCATATTCACTATGTGGAGCCATACGCCGGAGGGCTGGCTGTTCTCTTTGCGAAGCCCGTAAAGTGGATAGAAGGGCACAGCGAGGTGGTGAATGATCTCAATTCTGGATTGACCAACTTCTGGTCATGTCTCCGCGATCCAGATTCCTACAATGAATTCAAAAGGCTTTGCGACCTCACTGCCCTGGACGAAACTGTATTTAGTCTCCCGGAGAAATTCGAAGACGATTCGAGCGTCGGGTATTTCTCTGGGGACTCTTCTGTTACGGAGGCGTGGAGGTTCTTTGTTCGTTTTCGACAGTCTCGACAGGGCCTCGGGAAGGACTTCGCGACCCTTAGCAGAAACAGGACGCGGCGAGGAATGAATGAGCAGGTGTCTTCATGGCTGTCCGCTGTCGAAGGGCTACGGGATGCTCATGAACGATTGAGGCGAGTAGTGGTGCTGAACAGGGACGCAATAGACGTAATTAAGTCTCAAGATGGCCCAAACACGCTCATTTACGCAGATCCTCCATATAAACACGAGACACGAGTAACGACTAGCGACTATGCGTTTGAGATGACAGATTCGGAACATTCCGATCTATTGGTCGCCTTAGGGGGAGTCGAAGGCAAATTCATCCTATCTGGATATCGATCTGATTTGTATCTTGACGCGGAGAGAGAGTATGGATGGAAAAGGCACGAAATACAGATCGACAACAAGGCCAGCAGCTCGAAACTCAAGGAAATCAAGACGGAATGCCTGTGGTCTAACTACTAGCCGTGAACCTCGACCTAATTAATGGTATCGACTCGGTAGGCAAAAATACGTCACAATTTAGATATTGACAGTCCACCTACAAGAAAGGGTGTGCGACATGAGTAGATTTTCCATTCGTCAGTTCCCTTCCAGTAGCAGGGTCAGTACGTTCCTGACATTCAATCCTGAGACTGAATACTGCACCGGGCATATCGCCATTGAGTCGAACGGCGATGTTCGCGTAGTGTATTCAGGCTCAGAACAGATGTCCGGAAACGACGCTATCCAAAGTGTCAGAAACGTCCTCGCAAAATCAATCTGTGATGATTAACATCCGACACGTGGCCCACCTGGGGATAAACGACAGGGGCCAGCTCTGTTATCGGAGCCGGGCTGGCAACCTGCCGTCAAAGGCGGGGCGGGCCATACTGTCGAATCGAATTATCACGTCCGAAGGCAGCACGTACACAGATTACGATAATTCAGTACACAAGATACAGCCAGGCGACAGTCTTCAGTTTGAAGATGGTGTCTGGAAGTTAATTCACGGGAGTACGCATGATTCAGAAGGTGATCTCTCTGTGTGACCGCACAGGAAACATGGTAAAGCCATGGGCAGAAGCCGGGTACGAATGTATCTGCGTTGATCTTCAGCACCCTATACGCAAGCCGACAATCAAAGGCAATATTACGTACCAGTGGGGCGACGTCAGGACATGGTGGCCGGATCCCGACTGGGATATAGCTATGGTGTTCGGAGCCCCGGAATGCACTCTGTTCGCCGTCTCTGGATCTCAGGACTGGCCAAAGAAGGGGCTGAATCTGCTGATCGATGCCCTGTCTCTCGTCGAAGCCTGTCGACGCATCGGGGAATGGAGTCGCGCCCCGTGGATGATCGAAAATCCAGTTGGCCGACTATCAACGATGTGGAGTAAACCCGACTACATATTCCAGCCATGGAATTACGGAGACATGTACCAGAAGAAGACGTGCCTCTGGACGAACGACACATTCGTTATGCCTGAGTTCCAGATAACAGAAAAGCCAGAAGGGGTCAGCCAGGCTATCTGGGAAATGTCACCCTCACCGGAGCGGGCCGATCTGCGATCAGTAACTCCGATGGGATTCTCAAGAGCAGTTTTCGAGGTGAATCATCACGACAAGGCCTAGCTGGGCAATAGTTCTCAATAATCGCACAAGGAAACCAAAAATGCTTGAAGAAATCACCAATGCAATTACCAGTGATGTTATGCGTAAAAGGCTAGACTTCAGCAGAAAGGCAGCTGAGCTTTTAGAACAGCATCGGAATATTCTGCATCCGAGTGACTTTTACGGGGCTGGTGGTTTCGAGACAATCAGTAATCTTGAAAGATACAAGTTCCGAGAAATCGACTCGTTTGTTCCAGGCTTGGCCAAAGAGGAAATGCGAGCCATTGTCATGAAGCTGAGGGGTCAGATTAAAACAGACGGAGAGACTCATGGATAAATGGCACTGGGTACGGCATGGAAGAGAGTGGCGACTGGAAGATCAGGACGGCAAATCAGTCCTCAGGTCGACAGGGCATGAGGTGTATGCGGAGTGCTATAATTGCCAGCAGGAAATTAGGGGTGGACATCCGGAGACCTGGCTCTTAAACAGTGATGGGGATTTGGACCCAGAGTCAGCAGACGCCAGATTGATCGCCTTGGCCCCTGAGATGATCCAGCTTATTGTTCGCGCTGTTGCGATTATGAAATTGGCCGGGAAAGATAGCGTCTGGAAGGACTTTGAAGTTCTGGAATCAGACATGATAGCACTTATGGAGCGAGCCCATGGAAGGGCTACTTGACTCGATTGCCAGAAAACTGGGCCTCGACAACTGGTCGAAAGTTGTCCAGTATGTAAACGGCACGGGACACAAAGACGACGAGCTGTATCTCCCGGATGAGATACTCAAAGACCTCAAAGTTGTCGTCAACGAATTAGACAGACACTCACAAAATACAATGGATTGGTGAAGTAAATGCCAGTGATTCAGGAGAAGGATGGAAAGCTCATCTGCCCGACATGCTCAACTAACAATGTCCATCTCGGGTACGCACAGGGCGAGCAGCAGAAGTTCTCAACACGAATTACGGGAAACCGGGTAGTTACCTTGCCTATCAGGATTCACGATAAAGGCGGATCCGTGGTTGAGATTAAGCTGTGGTGCGAAAACGACCATGAGTTCTCATACTTCTTCGAGTCTGAGCCGGGATCTGTCTATATTGAGTCTGAGCAGGGTTCGTTAAATACGAACTTCGACCCGCCTGAAATGTGGATCCGCGAAAGATGACGCTCTCACTGCGATAATGAGATCCAAGATGAAGGCAACAATAGCATTCGCGGTGGCATTGTCTGCGGTTCGCGTCTGGATCGGAGCAACGGTCGATCCAGAGCCATTGAGTTTTGTCCAGGTATACAAGGATATTGCACACCTGTTCATGGGCGGACTGGCCGTTGCGTGGTGGAGAGACCAGGAACAGTGGCAGTGGCGTACTTTCTGGACCCTAAACGCAATAGAGTTGGCCGTTGCGTTGATTAGCAGATCGTAATTCTCATAAAAACACACGAATTAAGACTGGACATTCCAGGCCAGTCAGCAAGAATACAGTTCGGCAGCGGAAAATCAGTTTCTTCAATACTCAGAAGGAAAACCAGATGGCAATTACTCTTTCGTCAGAGCAGGTCACTCCCGAGCAGGCAGCGGTGTGGCTGAGCGTTAACTCCGGCAATCGACCAGTGTCTGCCGGTCTTGTGGCCAGGCTTGCGTCCGACATCAAGAATGGTCGCTGGAAGGAAACTGGCGACACCATCAAGCTCACGGATGGCTGTTCTCGGCTTATTGACGGACAGCACCGGCTCATGGCTGTTGTTGACTCAGGAGTCCCGATTGTCACGGGAGTTGCTCGGGGGGTCGACGAAAGCACCTTTGCAGTCCAGGACACCGGCAAAAAGCGAACGGCAGGTGACATCTTCCATGCGGCTGGCTATATGGACACAAACGCCATGGCATCTGCTGTCCGGAAAGCCATGATGCTGATGTCGGGGCTGGCTACTCGGCACGGAAACAGGAGCAATATCAGTACGATCGAGCTGCTGGAGTACATGAAAGACAACGAAGAGCGATTTCTTCGTGCTGCCAGACATAAGCATCGAATGACAGGCATTATGCTCGGGAGTTTGTATGTGGCATTCCGGTACGCCTTTGATCTGATTAATGAGGAGAAGTCTGAAGAATTCTTCGAAGCACTTTGTACTGGGGCCGCTCTCAGGGAAAGTGATCCAGCATACGTGCTAAGAGAGAAGCTTCGCAGAATGAACTCAAACAAAGATGGTCGCCGGAACAATGAAGAGGCACTCATTGGGCACATCACAATTAAAGCTTTCAAGCTACACCTCAAGGGAAAGACCTGCCGCACGCTGATCGTCAGGCAGTCAGAATCATTCCCCAGTCTTCTGAGTCTTATCCCGGAAGAGTATCACTTAAATCGGGTTTCAGTCCCCTGATGGCACCTGTTGAGTTTTGTCGTTTGCTCGCTGGTGCAATCTAAAACTGACCACATCCGGGAGTGACCGGACAGTGAGTGCAGAGTGCTGAGTGTTTCATAGCCACTAAACCTGCACATGACCTGACCCTCCCAGGTCCCCGTCCCGTGGCGGGACATCCACGGGGCTTTTTGTAACTCACATTCTCAAGGAATTTCATATGCCAGACGCAAGCGAACTTTGGACGATCGCAAAAGCAGCAGAAAAACTTTGTACGAGGTACGGAAGAATCGACACGCGGGTCAAATCTGGCCATATCCCCCACACCAGATTGGGTTCTGGCCAGATAGTCGTCACGCTTTCGGACGTGCAGGCCTATCTCGATACTCCGCTTCGTCGTGGAAGAGTGGGGCCCAGCGACAGCGCCGGTCCCGGCGCTGAGGAGGGGACATGATATTTGGATGCGGATCTGGGCGCTGCGGAACCCGCAGTCTTGCCACTCAGCTGGGCGGACTTCATGAACCTGAGCCGTGGCTTGAAGAGGAGCCCGTGCAGTGGCAATGCGACGGCAACACTGATGTGCGAGAATCTTTAATTTCCAACCTGACAGCCAGGGCAAAGATAATCACGCTGATTTTCTTTGACCTGACAGTCAGCTACGTGATTGACTTGATTTGCGCGTTCGAGTCGTATGCTGAGTTTATATGGATGCT